CAGTTTCAGGCGGAACACGCCGAGGACAACAACACTCAGCCGTCCTCTGAAACGTCCGTCACAGAAGAGAAAAAGCCGGATAATCCACCCCAGAATGCACCTGAACCGCTGCCCTCATCGGAAACGCCGTTCAAGCCTCCTGTTTTGGAGCAGCACGGCGTTTCTTCTCATACCGGCACGGTGATTGCTGAAACGGTTGTCACACACAAGCTGCGCAAGACCTCGGCAGTGGAGGCAGTGGATGCGGATGCCGTTCTCTCCCAAGCGGCGGAGACTGCCTCCGCAAAGCCGATCATCGACGATGCCGTCCCGCCCACAAAGCGGATGCAGAAGCTCGAAAGAAAGTCAGAAAAGGCGCATGAGCGTCTGGACGCTGCCCGCGACAAGTTGCCCACGCACAAGGTTCTCAAGAAGGAGCGCGTTTTTGATGAAGAGACCGGCAAGGGCAAAACCCGCCTTCATTTTGAGGATGAGCTGAAAAAGCCAAAGGGCAAAGGCAAGCTGCAATTTGAGGCAGATAAAACCGTCCGCAAGGTCGGTGACACCCTCGCTTCCGGCATTCACGGCAAAATCCATGAGGTCGAACAGGAAAACACGGCGGTTGAGGCGGCGCATAAAACGGAGATCGCCGCTGAGACTGCCGCTCGGCATTTCAGTCATCATCGGGAAAGCAGCGTCAACAAGCCCTACGAGAAGGTCTCCAAGCTGGAACATAAGGCGGATGCTGCGGATGCAAAGCTCCAATATGAGAGAAATCAGCAGGAGCATCCTGAGATGAAGAAGCAGAACATGAACAAGCACTACCAGAAGCAGAACATCAAGAAGGAATATGCCGCCGCTCGAAATGCCGGTTCTCAGACTGCCGGGACTGCCACAAAGAATACCGGCAAGAAGCTCGGTGAAAAGGTGTCCGACAAGATCAAGGAGTTTTTTGAGAAAAACAAGAAGGTCTTCATCTGGATCGGCGTCGGAATTGCCCTTCTCGTTTTGCTCGGTGCCGGAATCAGCTCGTGTTCGATGCTTACTTCTACCGGCTCGACGGTAATCGCTTCCTCTTATCTTAGTGAGGATGACGCGATGCTTGGCGCGGAGGCGCAGTATTGCCGGATGGAGCAAGAGCTGCAAAGCTATCTGGATAACTATGAAGGCACTCATGACTATGACGAATATCACTTCGATCTGGATGATATTGAGCATGACCCCTATGTGCTGATCTCCATTCTCTCGGCTCTCCATGAGGGCGAGTTCACGCTGGATGAGGTGCAGGGTACGCTCCAAATGCTGTTTGAAAAGCAGTATATCCTCACAGAAGAGGTCTTTGTTGAAACCAGATACCGCACGGAGACCGACACATGGACGGACGCAGACGGCAACACGCACACGGAAACCTATCGCGTCCCGTATGACTACTACATCTGCAACGTGAAGCTCGAAAACTTCAATCTCTCCCATGTCCCGGTCTACATCATGGGGCAGGAACAGCTCTCCATGTACGCAACGTATATGTCGGTGCTTGGCAACCGCGAGGATCTGTTCGGTGACTCTCCCTATGTGGACAAGTACATCACAAATCCTCCCGCCGACTACAATGTCAACCCGGAATACCTGAACGACGAGAAGTTCGAAACGCTGATTACCGAGGCGAAAAAGTATCTCGGCTATCCGTATGTGTGGGGCGGCTCCAATCCCGACACGTCCTTTGACTGCTCCGGCTTCGTCAGCTACGTTCTCACAAACAGCGGACTTGTGAATACCGGGCGGCTCGGCGCACAGGGGCTTTACAACATCAGTACGCCGGTTTCAAAGGCGAATGCACAGCCCGGTGATCTCATCTTTTTCGTCGGGACGTATGACACCCCCGGTGTGTCCCACGTCGGCATTTACGTCGGTGATGGGGTCATGATCCACTGCGGCGATCCCATTCAGTACACATCCATCAACTCTTCCTACTGGCAGCAGCATTTCTACGCCTTCGGAAGACCCGCCTATTAAAAGAAAGGAGTTTTTCATGAATCCCAAGTATCAGAAAGTCCTCTCCGACATTGAGAAGGCTGAAAAGAAGAAGTCCGAAATCGAAGGTCAGCTCAAGGAGCTGTACGACAAGAAGACAGAGCTGGAAAACCTTGAAATCATCAATACTGTGCGCTCTATGGTTATGGAAAAGGATCAGATCATGGCGTTCCTGTCTTCCATGAAGGGCGGCACCAAGCCCGCTGAAAATACGGAGGTAATCGACAATGCGTAAGAAGTTTCGTTTTCTGACCGTCCTTGCGGTCTGCGTCATGGTTCTGTCCTGCTTCTCGGTGACGGCGTTTGCCTACGCCGATGATACCGAGCAGAACCTTCCCGTTACGGAGGCAACACAGCCGGAACAGCAGCCTGAAACCACTCCCGCGCCGGAAAAGCCGATGGGTGAGCCGATTGACGATGAGGGCAACGCCTACACCCGCGACTTGCTCTATGACAAGGCAACCAACAAGCAGTTCATCACTGTCCAGACGAAGAACGGCAACACCTTCTTCATTGTCATCGACTACGATGCGCCCATCAACGAGGATGAGGAACAGTATCAGACGTACTTCCTGAACATGGTCGATGAGAGCGATCTGCTTGCGCTGCTGGATGATGACACTGCGGCTGCGCTGACCACCTGTAACTGCAAAGAGAAATGCGCTGCCGGTCAGGTCAACACCGACTGCCCGGTCTGCAAGACCAACATGAGCGAATGCACCGGCACAGCCCCCGTTACACCTGAGCCGGACAAGGATGCGGAAACCGAAGTGCCTGAGACCAAGCCCGAAAAGAAATCCAACGTCGGCATGATCCTCGTCATCTTTGCCCTTGCCGGTGCTGCGGGTGCAGCTTATTACTACATCAAGTTCGTCAAGGGCAGAAAGCCAAAGGATGAGGATATGGACTTCTTCGACGATGAAGGCTACGAGGAAGAGCCGTACATCAACGAGGATGAAGAGCCGCAGATCGCGGAGGATGCTGAAACGGATGGTGATGAAGATTGATCTTAGTCATTGCTGAAAAGCCCAGCGTTGCCCAGTCCATCGCAAAGGTGCTGGGCGCAACGTCCCGAAAGGACGGCTATATGGAGGGCGGCAATTACATTGTTTCGTGGTGCTTCGGTCATCTGGTGGAGCTGGCAGATGCCAGCTCCTACGATGAGCGGTATGCCAAGTGGCGGTATGACGATCTGCCCATTGTTCCGGAAAGCTGGATGTTCGAGGTCACAAAGGACAAAGCCCAGCAGTTCAAGGTGCTGTCCTCTCTCATGAAGGACAAGCGCGTCACCGAGCTTGTCTGCGCAACCGATGCAGGGCGCGAGGGTGAGTTGATCTTCCGGCTGGTCTACAACAAAGCCGGATGCACCAAGCCCTTCAAGCGTCTGTGGATCAGCTCGTTGGAGGACTCCGCTATCCGCGAAGGCTTCCGGCATCTCCGGGACGGTAAGGAATATGACCGTCTCTATGAAGCGGCACTCAGCCGCTCGAAGGCAGACTGGATTGTCGGCATCAACGGCACCCGCCTGTTCACCACGCTTTATCACAAAAAGCTGGTGGTCGGGCGCGTCCAGACGCCGACCCTTGCAATGCTGGTGGAGCGTGACGGGAAAATCTCCACATTCCAGAAGGAGAAGTATTTCAACGTCCACGTCGGCAAGGGCGATCTGACCGCCGATCTGGAAAAGGTCAAAACCGAAGAGGAAGCAAAGAAGATTGCGGCGGCTTGCGAGAAAAAGCAAGCCGTCGTTTCTTCTCTCAAGCAGGAGACGAAAACCGTCAATCCTCCAAAGCTCTACGATCTGACCACCTTGCAGCGCGAGGCGAACCGCTACTACGGCTTCACTGCCCAGCAGACGCTTGATCTCGTTCAGACGCTCTACGAAAAGAAGCTACTGACCTATCCGCGCACGGACAGTCAGTTTATCACGGATGATATGGAGGACACCGCCCGTCAGGTTATTTCCATCGTCTGCCGCCAGCTTCCGCTTTTCACCGACGTTTCGGTCACTCCGGACATTGCCCGCGTGACCGACAACAGCAAGGTCACAGATCACCATGCCATTCTCCCGACTGTCCAGCTTGAAAAGCAGGATGTTTCCGCGCTCCCTCAGTCGGAGCAGAAAATCCTCAATCTTGTCGGGATGCGCCTTCTGTGTGCGACCGGCGAGAAGCACACCTACGCAGAAACGCAGATCTCGCTCTCCTGCGAGAGCTACGAGTTCAAAACCAAGGGGAAGACCGTCGTTCAAAACGGCTGGAAAGCCATTGAAGAGCTGTTCAAGGCTTCCCTCAAGACGAAGGAAAAGGACGATCCCGTGAAGTCCCTGCCCGAAGTCCACGAGGGCGATGTTCTGGATGGTGTATCTGCCAGCGTCACCGAACACTTCACAACGCCTCCGAAGCAGTACACGGAAGACACGCTCCTGTCTGCAATGGAGACTGCCGGAAACGATCAGTTTGACGATGACACCGAGAAGAAAGGTCTCGGAACACCCGCGACCCGCGCCGGTATCATTGAAAAGCTGGTAAAGTCCGGCTTTGCTGAACGCAAGGGCAAATCCCTCATTCCCACAAAGGACGGCTGCAACCTTGTCTGCGTCCTGCCGGAGCAGATCACCTCTCCCACAATGACGGCGGAATGGGAAAACACGCTCATGGAGATTGAGCGCGGCAACGCGGATGCGGACGCCTTCCTCAGCGGCATTGTCCGGATAACCGGGGATCTCGTGAAAGCCTACCCGTTCCTCTCCGATGCCGAAGCCCAGCGTTTCGGCACGGGCAAGGAGGAAATCGGCAAATGCCCCCGCTGCGGCTCTCCGGTCTATGTCGGCAAGGGCAACTTTTACTGCTCGAACAAGGAATGCTCCTTCTGCCTGTGGGAAGACAATAAGTTCTTTTCCAGCAAGAAAAAGAAGCTGACCAAGAAGATTGCAAAAGAGCTACTGGACAAGGGTTGGTGCCGCGTGACCGGGCTTTACACGCCGAAGAAGCCTCAGCTCTACGATGCGGTGATCCGTCTGGATGACAGCGGCGGCAAATACGTCAGCTTCAAGATGGAGTTTGATCGATGACCCGCCCAAAGTATGTTGCTTCATGCAGCGGAGGCAAAGACAGCGTAGCGACGCTCCTGCTGGCTGCACAGCACAATGAGCCGCTGGACGAGGCAGTTTTCAGCGAAGTCATGTTCGACAAAGACACAAGCGGTGAAGTCCCGGAACACCGGGACTTCATCTATGACCGGCTCAAGCCCTTCTGCGAAAAGGAGCTGGGCATCAAGTTCACCATTCTCCACGCGGACAAGACCTACGATGAGGTGTTCCATCATGTCATCACCCGCGGACCGCACAAGGGCGAGGTTCGCGGCTTTGCATGGGCTGGTATGTGTGCAGTCAATCGGGACTGCAAAATCCCGCCAGTCCGCAAGTACAATGCCGCACTCTCGCCGGACACTGTGAGCTATGTCGGCATCGCGGAGGATGAGCCAAAACGCCTTGCTCGTCTGGATGGAATAACGAAGGTCAGTCTGCTTGCCAAATACGGTATGACCGAGGCGGACGCCTACAAGCTCTGTACGGAACACGGGCTGCTTTCCCCGATCTACGCTCACTGCCGGAGAAACGGCTGCTGGTTCTGTCCCAATGCAAGCGACGAAGAGCTGCTGCACATGATTACAAAACACCCGGAGCTGTTTGACAGACTGATTGAATGGGAGAACGAGGATAACATCTTCCATCGTCGGATGACGCGCAGAGAAACCCCGTCTGAGATAAAGGCTCGTTTACTGAGCAAATCCCAGACGGGGTTTTCTTCTGCCCGGAACAAATAAGAAATGGAGGTTTGAGATGGCTGAAAACAAAAATGCACAGCAAGTCCGCGAAATCACGGACAAGCTGGAACAGGGCATCAAGGAGCTTTTTGAATCCGAGCGGTTCAAGGAATATCTCCGCACGATGTCCAAGTTCTACAACTATTCCTTCAACAACACGCTGCTCATTGCGATGCAGAAGCCGGAGGCAACCTATGTTGCCGGTTATACCTCGTGGCAGCGCAACTTTGACCGTCAGGTCATGAAGGGCGAAAAGGGCATCAAGATTCTTGCACCCGCGCCGTACAAGGTGCAGGAAGAGCGTGAGAAGATTGACCCCGCGACGCAGAAGCCGGTGATCGGCGCAGATGGGAAGGCTGTCACAGAGACGGTTGAGGTTCTGCGTCCTGCCTTCAAGGTGGTGAGTGTCTTCGATGTCTCACAGACGGACGGCAAGGAGCTTCCGGACATCATCGTCGATGAACTGAAAGGCACCGTCGAGAACTACGAGGCGTTCTTTGATGCGCTCAAGCAGGAATCTCCCGTCCCCGTTTCCTTTGAGGATATTCCGGGCGGCGCAAAGGGATTCTTCTCTCCGGTTGAAAGCCGCATTGCCATTCAGGAAGGCATGAGCGAAATCCAGACGGTCAAGACCGCCATTCACGAGATCGCTCACGCAAAGCTCCACGCCGTTAATCCGGACGAGAAAACCGCCCCCGAAGACAAGAAGGATCGTCACACCAAGGAGGTTGAGGCAGAAAGCGTAGCCTACACTGTCTGTCAGCGGTACGGCATTGAAACCTCGGACTACTCCTTCGGTTATATCGCCGGTTGGTCTTCCGGCAAGGAAACCAAGGAGCTGAAAAGCTCTCTGGACACCATCCGCAAGACGGCGGCTGAAATGATTGAGGGCATTGATGCCAAGCTCAAGGTGCTGCTGGCAGAGAAAGCGCAGTCCGCAGAGAAAGATACCGAAATGCCCGCAGAGCCGATGTCGGAAGTCCCCATTTACCGTGAGACGGCAAATTACGCCTATGAAGCCGGTGAGATGGAAGCATATCGTGCCTCCCTTGCTGCAAACGAGGAATGCCGCAGAGCGATTGAAGCGGCGATCAGCTCCAACTACGGAGATAACCGGCTGGATGCGGATGCTGCCGTAAAAAGTGTCCTTGAGCAGTTCTCTCCGGAGCGCGTCCGGTATGTCCTCGCAAACACCATTCAGCAGAAAGACTTTGACGGGCGCATTCCGCATCCTCTCAAGGAGTGGGCAAAGAGCGTTGATGTCTGCCCCGAAAACGCCTCCCGCTTCCTTGTGGATAAACCCAATCCCGGACTGACCGCCCTTTTCGTCGATGCGTTTCGTCAGCAGACCGAAGCTCAAAAGGATGTCACTTCTGAGAAGGCAACGGAAAGAGACCCGGAGGTCGTTGCATGGGAGAACGATGAGATTACCTCTATTGAGGTAAAAACTGTGGAGGTCAAGTCTCCCTTTGCCCCCTTGCCGGAGGAAGCACCGAAGGCACACCGACTGACTGCCGAAGAGAAGGAGATCAAAGCCGCCGTCATGGACACGCTCAAGGGGCAGATCGCCTATCACAACGACGGCATGAGGGCAACCTATCGCTCCTCCAATCACTCCTTCAATCTGCTGGCGCGGAACGGCGTTAGAATCGAGGGTAACACGGTCACGCAGAACGGTGAGCCGCT